GCAGATCAGCGAGGTCTGCCCGGTACCGATGTCAGCACCGGGTTCCATTTCTGCCATTTCAATGAACACTGCAGGCAGCGCAATGCGATCCTTGATGTTGGGCCATGCCGTGACTGCTTTGACACCTGGCAGATGGCTTGATAACTGCTGTTCGATCGCCTGATAAAGCTCGTCGAGGGTGAATGGTTCGTCAGACATTGGCCGTCCCCTTCAGGTACTTTTGAAACTCAAAGTTCAGCTCCTGCTGCAGGATCTCCAGCAAACGGCCATGGGCGCGCTTGACCCACTCGTCAAAGTGCGGACGGGCTCCCTCAAGCGACACTTTGGCCTTTGCCAGTGGAAAGCGACTGCCGTTTTCCGCGACCCAGCCGGAACTGGCACCGCCTCTCGCCGATGCGGTCGTATCGGGGTAATCGTCCGAATTGAAGTGCTTGCTTGCGGTACGGATCCAGATATCGGGCTTGTTGCCGTAGACCTGTTTGAGGAAAGCGCCTTGATAACGGCGCCCCGCCACTGATACGCCGCTGCCGTTTTGCCGTGCGCGACCGATCCGGCTGGACTCAATGGCATTCAGTCCAAACCACAACTTGCCGCTTGCAGCTCTGCCGGCGACCGGATAGCTGCGCAATCGCTGACGCACTGCAGCGACGGCAATGCGCTCTTGCCGGCCCACCGCACGCGCAATGTGAGTGCGCAGCCACCCTAACGTTTTGTTGATGGCTCGACGCTGAGCAGCAGCGGCAGCTTTCGGCACCAATGCAGCGAAACCTTCAAAAGCTTGCAAATCTGCCGCCGACGACTGAATCGTCAACATCCCGCCGCTGGCCGAGGACTTGTAATAACTGCCGACGCTCATGCTCGCATCCTCAAGATCAAAGCGACCAAACCGTCTCCGCTCGGCTCGAGCTGAATCAGGTCGTAGTCACCACCGCCGTCCAAGGCAGGCAAGTCGACGCTAACCAGCATGCCCTGTTCCAGACCATGGGAATCACTGACGCGGATCTCGAAGCGCGGCTCGCGCAATCCGGTGTTGAGCTTGCCGAACTTGGGTTGCAGCCAGGGCGCGGCAAACATACCGAGCACTGGGTCTTCGCGCCCCTCAATCCGCGCGGTATCGCCCAGCGTTTCGAACACCACCGCGTCGACCTCGGCGATCAGATCGCGAAAGCCCACGGTCAGAGTTCCAGCAGGATCTGGGCGCGCGGTCGCGTGCAAAGATGCAGCGGGTTCGATTGCGCCTCACCAGCCATGCCTTTGTTGAAAGGCAGGGGCTCGATCATGCTGTAGTACGGAATGCCCTGGGTGTTGACCGTTTCCATGTAGTCAGCCGGCGCAAACACCGAGATGTACAGATCTGGCACGCCTTCAGGGATCAGAAGTGCCTTGTCGTCATGCACGAACGACACGCCGGCCACCTTGCCACGGTAGCGCTCCCAGATAATGCCGCCGAACTCGAAGCTTTCCCGGGCATCACCCCGCAGCGCGGCCGCTTGCTGACTGTTGAGGTAGGTTTCTTTTACCGAGGGGTGGACGATGAACTTGTTCCAAAAGTTTTTACCGCAGAAGGCGCGCGAGCCAGTACTGGTCACGCTACCCAACGCATCCTCCTGCATATCCAGCGCCTCGCCGCATTGAACCCGCAATTCAGTCTCTGGATCCGCCAGTCCCATGGACATTTTTTGCCGCTCCACACCGAAGCGGTCATAGAGATCCAGCAGTACGGTTTTGCCATCGGCGTCGAGGATCTGGCCATTCAATGCGCCCATGCGCTGGAACTCGTGCGTGGCGTCCAACTGGCGCCGCGCCTTGGCCAGTCGCGCATTGACCACGTCTTGCACCGCCTGCAACTCAGTGCGAGTACCGAAGGCGCGGATACCCTGAATCTCATCGGCTTTGATGGTGAAGCGTTCCGGCAGGTGCACGGTGTTGAACGGGATAAGGCTGCGCTTGCTGGCCGCGACCACCAGGCCGGACGTACCACGCTCACCGGCCGGCACCAGTGCCAGGGTGTCGCCGTCCTTCTCGATCTGCACGGTCAGGGTGGTAATGCCTTCCTCGCGAAACAAACCCAGTGCGCTGATGCGCCCTGGCAGGTACGGTTGATCATTGAGTGCAGCGGTCAGCGAATCGACGCTGAATGCTTCGTCGTCAAAAATGGCGATATCGGCCATGGGTACTCTCCAGAAACGAAAAATCCCGCACGCGGCGGGATGCATATAAAAAAAGGATCGACTTAGCGAACGATCACGAAATGAGTGGCGAGTGCTTTCTCGGCGGCCAGATCCAGGCCGGTCAGGTGTGCTTCGCTGACTTCGGCCAACCGCACCACGGCGCGGCCGCGACGCACCACATCCGACTCACCGAGCGGGCCGTACAGAATGGCGACGGCGTTTTCCGTGCCGTCTTCCGCGGTCGGGTTGTACGGGGCGAACTCACTGGTCGCGGTCACCAGGCCGAGGATCTGACCAGGCTCCAGTGGGTGACCGGCAGCGACGTTGATGGCTTCTCGCGAGATGGTCCCGGCGCCCTCGGAAAGCAGGAATTCACCTGCGTGCATCGGTTCGCGTTTGATAGTCATGGTCTTACTCCTTTAAAGGCTTGAGATTGAGCGGCCTGACGTGCCGCCCAAATCGACGGCGGATCGGGTTGCTTGGCTTGAATTTTGGGAGCCGGGTCTTCGTTCTGCGGGAGGCTGTTGTCGATCTCGAAGCCCCCGCCTTTCCCGACGACTTTGTCGAAGAGCCGCGCACGCACGGCGCTGGTATCCAGTCCGGCCTGCACAAACTCCACCGCAAACTCTGGTAACCGGGCGGCAACGCAGAGATCGCGGATCGACTTGGCCTGGGTGATCGCAGCCTGCACAGTCGCTTCGTCAACCAGCTTGGTCGCTGCAATCAGCGGTTCGATCAAGTTGCTGATACCGGCCTGGGTGCATGACTGAGTGATCAGCAGAGCCAGCGCCGCCGCATCCGCACCAGGCGCCGATGACTCAGGCTGGTCGACCACCGGCTCGGTCGGTTTCGTGGGTTCGTTGAGCAGATCCAGCAGCGCCTGGGGCGTGCGCTGGTATTTCTGCATGACCGTCCCCTGCCCCAGACACGCCTTGATTTGCACACCGTCGCCGACTTCATCGGCCAATCCGAGGGCCACCGCTTCGCGAGCCGTCAGCCAGGTTTCTGCATCGACCAGGCGCCTTAACTCCACCTCGTCGATATCCGGCGCCTTGGCCTTGTAGGCTGTGATAATGAGCTCCAGCGCCTGATCTAACGCGGTCGCTACCTTGCGCATATCCTCGGCATCACCTGAGGCGTAGGTCCACGGGTTGTGGATCATCAGCGCGGCGTTTTCCGCGACTACCACTCGATGAGCGCCACAGACTGCAACGCTCGCGGCACTGGCAGCCAAGGCATCGACGCGGCCAGTACAGCGCTCCCCCAGACGCGACAGGGCGTTATGAATGGCCAGACCGTCGAACAGATCGCCGCCAATACTGTTGAACGCCACCACAATCGGTGACGTACCGTCATCCAACGCGGCTAGGTCACGTACGAACTGATTGGCCGTAATACCCCAGGTGCCGATCTCACCGTAGACGTACACCTCGATAGTGCGCTGTTCGGCTTCACCGCTGGCCCGTAGGCTGTACCAATGTTTGTCTTGCACGGGTAGTTGCCCGTCCAGTTTGTTGAAGATTCGAAGAGGGAACGGCGGTTTCATGTTTTCTCCTGATCGTCGTGTTCACTATCAATCTCGACGAGCGTTCGGTAATTGAGGCCCAAGTCACGGGCACGTTGAGCGTCGGCGGCGTTTTCCGCGTCGACCGTTTCGGAGTCATAACCGGTTCGCAGACACATCTCACTGCGCGAACCGAACCCGGCATTGACCTCAAGCATTCGCGCCTGCACGTCCTGCACCGGCTGGATGTAGGCCCAGCCTTGAGGCACCCAGCGCGTGCGCAGAAATTCGCGACGACGCTTGGCGTAGTCCGGCAACTCGATCACGCCGCTCAATACCGCCATGTCGAGCCAAGCAGCGCGGACCGGCCGGCAAAGCTGGTGGATGTAGACGTTGAATTGCAGTTGTTCGAGGCGGCGCCGGAACTCGTTGAGTACGACGCGCAGCGCACGGTCGTTGATGCCTTTCATGTCGCCCGTGAGGATCTCGTAGGGCGTGTCGGTACCCGCTGCCGCTGCCATCAGTTGCTGCCGCATGAAGTCCGGGTAGTTGTTGCCGGCATCCGGTGGTTTGGAGAACTCGACCTCCTCACCCGCGCCCAGCTCCTGCATGGTGCCGGGTTCGAGTGCAACCATAGGTGTGAAGCCGTCGCGGTCAGCGGTGATCAGTTGGCCGGTGACGGGGTCACGTGGCACCTGCCCCATGTCCGGCGACGGGCGCTTGATGAAGCCGGCGAACAGGTTGGAAACCTCCTGCCGGAACAGCACCGCGTCGTCGTAGTTGTCGAGACTGCGCAGTCTTTTGAGAACCGGTGACATACGCGGCACGCCGCGCAACTGCCCAGGTTCCAGTGGTTCGAAGATGTGCAGCACCTGGCTGGCTGGCACGCGCACCAGTTGGTTGTAACCGCTGTTGATCGACGACGCATCACGCGGGTGCGAGCGGTACATCCAGTAGGCCACGCGCTTGCCGGCCGGGTTGAACTCGATCCCGGCACGGATGATGTTGCCGGTCTTGGTCATCTCGAACTTGTCGTGCGGCACGAACTCTGGTGCAAGGGTCTGCAGCTGCAGCGGCACCACCAGACCATCGTCCAGACTGCGCGGACGCAAGCGCACAAAACATTCACCTGCCGTTTCCACGGTGCGAGCCACCAGCGCCTGCTGCCCGTAAAAGTCGCAGAGACTGTCGGCATCCGACTCGTCGGCCCAGTCGTCCCACAATTCCTGCAGCAGGTTGCGCAGCTCTTCGTCTTTTACCTTTGGCCGTGGCGTGATGCCGGTGCCGATCAGGTTGCTGACGCGTTTATTGATGGCGTTGGCCGCATACGGGTCATTGCGCACCGCCGCCCGTGAGCGGGCACGCAGGTTGCGTAGCGCCGGGGTGTTGATGCTGTTGATTCCATCGTCGGTCGCGTCCCAGCTAGCAGATCGGCGACCCTCCCCGGCGCCCTCGTAGCTGGCCTTGATGTTCGATGGCAGCAAGAATCCGCTACGTGAAAGCGACGGGAATTGTCGAGCCATCAGATTCCCTTGCCTCCATGACTGAGTCGCACAACCCGCGAGCGTGGGCCGGCAGCGCTGGAGAGCGAACTGCGGATCTCTTCACGGGCGCGGAGCAGTTCGTCGACGTCGCGGTATTCCACCGTTCGGTCGCTGTAACGCACGGTCTTTTCGCCACGCGCAATGGCGCGCTCAATGGCGTCGAGGTGTTTTTGAGTAAAGGACATATCAGCGTCTCTTCAGGTAACCGCTGGTGGAGCTACGGCGTTGAGGGGGAGCTGCCGGTCGCGATTGCGTAACCGGTACAGCGGGTGGAGGTGCGGGCTGGACTTGGCGCACAGCAGCAGGCGTCGGCGTTTGCTCGTCATTAACTCGCTCACCTTGAACAGGCTTGACGCCCAAAACGTCGTCAAACAGGCCCGACTGAGCGAGGGCTTGTCGCACCCTGTCCCAATCGTGTTCCTGATAGCGGTTGATGCCGAGGTAATGCGCCATCGCGAGGCAGTACACCATCAGATCGAGCGCTTCGTTGCGCTCAGCCTTGCCCTTCACCCATTCGATGCGCTTGTGTCCGCGCACGTAGCGCACGACTTTGCGCTCGGCGACGCACTGGGCGAAGAACTCGTCCGGCAGGTCATTGGCGAAGTGCAGCGAACCGGGGCCGTCCGGGAACGGGTAGCGGTTGTAGATCCAGTCTTTGGCAGTGTCGGTACCGACAAACCACAGCTCGGCGCCGTTGCGTTCGGTCTGGCCCTTCCATGTCACGTCGACCATGGACGGGCGCTGTGCAATCACCGGTCGGCCCGGCTTGCTCGCGCCCTTGATGGCGAAGATATTGCGCCAGCGGCGAACGCGGCAGAACTGGTAGACCTCATCGGTGTGGTGACCGCCGGAGTCGACGCCGACGGCGAGAATCGCCAGACCGACACCACAGGGATGCCGGTAACGGGCCTTGAGTTTCTCGTCCAGTACAGCCCAGGTGCGCTCGTCTGCCGGATCGCCCCAGATGATCTGGTGATCGACCACCCAGCGTTCCATGCCAACACCGAAGCCCATCACCATCAGCTCCAGACGGTTCGCCTGAACGTCGACGGCGCCGGTCAGCATCAACACACCGGCAGGCATCGCACCAAGGGTGTAAGTCTCCAACCGCGCCCGAGCGATCAGCACTTCCGCCTTGGTCTGTTCGAGCGCACTGTCCCAGACCTTGGCTAGACGAGTGTTGTAGAACACCTGCATCAGGCTCGTGTCGCCTTGGGCCTGAGCTTTTTTGGCGTCTTCAAACTCCTCGGCAAGGCCGGCCCAATCCATCCAGCCGGTCGGCGAATACAGTGCGTTGAGATGAAAGCCAACGGTTTTGCCGTCGCCACCAGCATGAGCGCGCCACTCGCCTCGGGCGAGCATGTCGCTCTTGTGGTGCTCCTCAATCAGCACGTCGCATTCAGGCGCTGCGCACTCGTAATGCACAGTGCTGAGGTCCTTGCTGTAGTGCAGCCGCTCCCATTCCAGCACCTGCATATGACCGCAGGTGGGACACGGCACGTAGTAGTGCCGCTGGTCGCTGGACTCGAACAGATCCGCGATCCGCGAGGCGCCCTTGATCGTTGGCGAACTGGAAAAGTAGATCTTGGCGTTGCGGCCGAAGTTGGTGGCCCGCGTCTCAGCCAGCCGGATGGGATCCCCCTCCTGGCCGACATCATTTTCCCAGCGATCGACTTCGTCGCCGTAGATGTAGCGGGCCGACAGCTCCGAAAGGTTGGCCGCAGAACCGGCGGTGGTGACGTACAGCGAGCCACCCTCGAATTCCTTGGTGTCCATCGTGTTGCGTGCGTCCCGCGAGCGGGTGGCAGCGACCCGCTCGCGCAGAACGGGGGTAGCCTTGATGGTCTTGCTTATCCGCCCAGAAACCCGCTTGGACAGGCCAAGGCTGGGTAGCAGCGCTAGGATGTTCGACGGTGCCATGTGGATCAGGCCGCCCATCCAATTCAGGGCGATCTGCGTTTTCATCAGCTGCGAGGCCACCATGGTGACTACGCGTCTGCAGGGGTGACCCGGCGACAGACAACGCATCGGCTCGCGGGCATAAGGTGTTCGAGAGGTGCGGTACTGGCCGGGTTCAGGGGCGCCGGTGTCACGCGGGATTCGCATGTACTCGTCGGCCCATTCGTCGATCCAGAGATCTGGGTCGGGGCGAAGTCCACGGAAATAAGCCTCACGGTACACCTCTGCACCGTCAGGAAATTCCGTGTGCATGGGTTCAGTCCGTTGTCATGGCGTGTTCAAGGTCAGCTGAAGAGAGCCGTTCGGCTTCCTCCAGCGTTCGACGGAAAATGGCCGTCAGGTGTTTTTCGATCAGCCAGGGATCGGTCATGGCCGCAAGGTCGTGGGACAGTTGCGGCAGCGGACCGAACAGTTGGTCGCGCAGCAATCGGCCGGCGTTGTAGGCGCCGGTTTCTACCGCTTCCTTGGAGACCAGCGAGCCTTGAGCTTTGCCTAGTTCGATCTCCGCCAGCTTGGCCATGTTGTGTTCACGCAGGGCGCGGGCCTTCTGGAAGTCGGGCTGCTTGCCATCGCTGGTGAGAACCTGCGGCGGCGCAGCCTTGGAAGTCGGCTCGACCGAGGTGGAGAGTTGGCTGTAAACGTCACGCTGAATCCGGTCTTGTTGGTGCCGATCAGCGACGGCGGCTTTGCTTGGGTCAGCGGTATCGCGAATCAACGCTTCGCTGGCCTGTACGTCCACCAGTTTCCCATCCCGCGACAGCACCAAGCGGTTGTTGTTTTTCAACCAGGTGATGTAGCTCGGCGCCCTGCCGATCCGCGCCGCGAAGGCGCTTTTTGACAGGTAAGTTGGTTCTGTCATAAGCCCTCCTTTCAACGGCTTTTCAATGCAGACCTTTCAATTTCAATGGATTGAATTTCAGTAAGCTGGGGGCGCTCCCGCTAAAAGTTTCCCGCGGGTTTCCGACCCCGTACTCCTCGAATACCCTCAGGGTCCCCGGCAATTTTCGGCGCCCCGAAAGGGTGTCCTGCCTGAACGCGGTTTGCCATGTGGCCTTCCCAGGCTCTGTACCATTTCGTCAATACGACCAAGGCCTGTTGAATTCCCGTTGGCACATCAATAAACCGCTGACCTCAAAGTGCTATCGTCCCCAAGCCCTTGAACGCCTGAGGGCTTACGAAAAAGCGGCATAATTGCCAAGGAGAAAGACGTGACCACTTACAAAATCGCGCACCTTCACGAACAGGGACAAGACATGATCATCGTTCCGTTAGATAGTTCTTTCGGGAGCAAATCATTAAGCGATCAACAAGAGTTCATTGCCGCACTCGAGTTCGCCGCTAACCAAGCGGGATTAGCCGGCACAGCTGTCGCAATCTGGACCAGTGGCCGAAACGTGAAATTTATCGCTCCCACTCCCTGGCACCCATTTTTTCGATCCCCGAATATCTGGCGCCTAGTGATCAGCAACCTCAACAAGACGCTGACGTTCTGAGAGGAATAACTCTAATGCCCGACTATTGCTGGTGGCCGGATCATCTGAACTGACCGGTTCTACCAGCTCTGCGCGCGCGCAGAGCAAAGCGCACTCAAGCGAAGTGATGATCCGCTCCAATGTTCCATCCTGGCGGTGCGATGTACTTGTCACACCGCCAGTTTCTGTCTTGACCCAGAGTACTTCCAAGTCATCGTCGAGTATTCGAACTTGCATTGGTCCTTCTCCATTTGAATGGCTACTGACCCGATTCACCGCTGCTTTGCTGCACTTCGGAAACGCCGAGCCGCTTGGCAGCCCAGCGTTCGTACAACCCGATGGCCACATCTGCACCTGCCATCGCAGTCAGGCAACCCAAGGCGCCCGCCGTCCAGATTGTCATGCCGGCGGCGATCATCAGCATCATCGCCGACACCCCGCACACAATGCAGGCGCCGGACCGAAGTGCCAGCCTGCGCAACAATGCCCAGCCACGCGCCCCGTCCTTGTCGGCCCGCCACATCTCTCCCGATACGCCACCGACCAGAGCCAGGACGATCACCAACCAGATCGGCATTTCTGCCAGCGCTTGCTGCTCATTTGTCATGTTGTGCCTCAAGTGAAGGAGCATGCCGAACACAAAAAAGAAAACCCCGCCGCGGGGCAGGGTTTTCAGTGTCGCGGCGTACGCCAGGACGAAGTGCACAGCACGTGCTCGGGGAAGCGCCAAGGCGCAGAATCCATATCGTGGGGGCTTTTTACCCCCTGAGTACGGAACCGAAAAGGGGGCATTTTCGGTTATCCAACTTGACGCAACTTTGACGCAACTTTGAGGAGACTTTGAGGCAATGCGCCCCGACCAACGGTAAGCCACTTTCGTGCGTCCTTGCGCTCAGCCAGCACCTCAAAGAGTCGCACATGAAGGCGGTGTACAAGATCGTAGTAGGTTTGCTTCGCCTTTGAGACGTAGCCCAGTTCGTGCATTTGTGCTGCCCATGTTGGTGCAGGGTCAAAGCCATAACGCATAACCGCCAACTGTTGCAGCCTTTCACCCCGACCATCTTGCCGGGCTATCTCGGAAAGGGCGGCACCAACTTCCTGCGCAATTGCATCTGGTCCTGCACCACCGCCGAGAAGGATCCGAGAACCGGGTGTGCCTCGGGGCGCGCAACCGCCCCACTCCATGATCGTCGCCATCGGGCTACCCATGCCTCCGGCTTCACCGCCGTGTCGGCATTGCTCGCCCCAATGTTTCAGCAATAACTCCATCGCCTCAATCATTGCCCTGCCCTCGTAAAACCCAACCCGACACAGAAATACCCCAACCCGACACAAACCCAACACACATAAATCCCTTTAAATTCAATGCTTCAATCAAACTTGAGTTGAGTGTGTTGGGTTTGTTGGGTTTATCAGTCTTCGCATAAGAAAAAATTCCATCCGTTGAATTCGTTGCAAAGAACGTCATGCATGCGCGTGCGCGACACAAAACCCAACACACCCCACACAACACCCGCGAAGGCATGTAATTCGGGCACTCAAATTGTGTGGGGTATTCAAAATCAACCCGACACCCACTCAACACACCCAACACACTTTTGAAAATAGTCATGCTGCAAGCGCCTTGATGTGATCCCAGCTGTCCACGTGCCAGCCTGCCAGCTTGGCCTTCGCCCGCCAGTTCTCCACCTGCTTGCCCAGCTCTGCCGCCTTGAGTGATGGGGGCGGGGAAGCATCCAGATCCATAGGAAAGAAAAACGCACCGAAGCGACGGTTATTGCCGTCAGTCCAGGGTATCGCCCGCGTTTTATCCACCTCAGAACTGATAAATAGAGAGAACTTGGTCTGACTCATCACGTGCTCTTTGTTGCGCTGACACCATTCGAGAAATAACGAATAGAGGTCGGTCGATAGACACGGTCCCCATAGCCCATGCCCCAGCTCGCTGTACTTCCACAGATGCAAGAATGTTTGCCAACCGGCCCGACTCAAGGCGACCAAACGCTCACGCGCCTCGGTCGATGGCGGCCGCGTGCGCTGGTTGAAGTCCCCTAGATCGATCGACAGTAACCAACCGTAGAGCGCCGCCACCCCACCCTGCTCCAGTTCACGACCAATCGCCTTTTGCCTTGCGACTGGCAGGGTCTCCATAGGCCACATCACCAGCATTCGTCGATCACTGTCGCTGATTGGCCACGGAAGAATCTCGTTGCTGAGAAACACCGCGTTCATGTGGTTGGCTTCTTCCCAGCCATTAATGAATTTCGACTCCATCCGCACAGTTTTACCAGTGATCAGGTGCTTGATCTTGCCCACCTGGTTGTAACGTTGATCGCGACTGACGACTTCTTCAAAGACCGACCACAATTTTCGGCTTTGCCACGCGTTGAAACTGCTTTCTAACTGCGTCTGACCAACAGTCGCCGCATATTGGCCGTAAAGCATGCCGAGCGCGTCAGCGAACAAAAGGCTCTTGCCCGAACCTTCCATAATCGAATGCATCAACACAGCGGTATCCATCTTGGCGCCCAAGTGCTGAAGCGGATACGCCAGCCAGCGAGTTAACCAATCGGTTGCCGCCTCATCATGGTTACAAAGAAATGAGATCAGCCAACGCAGGTTGGCACACGCTGCATCATCCCTGACTGGCTCAAGCGGCAACCCGTCAAAGGTATTGATGTACACGGCAGGATCCTTCGTCATGGTCGGATCAAACACGATGTGCTCAACATCGATGGTGCGGCGCTCGCTGCTGTTCAACCACAACGGATAAGTGTCTCCCAGAGCCATCTTGACCGCGCCCTCGGCTATGCGCCGCTTCTTTTCGCGATCCCAAACGTCCTTGGTGCCATCGATGTAAACGTAGCGATCAGTTGGAGACATCCCGAATGCGCCGCCCTTCTTCCCGGCCATGCGGCGCGCCTGCTCGATGTCGCGAACATGGTCGTCAGAAATCAGCCTCTTTCCGGTGTCGTCCAACCAGGCTTTAGCTAGAGGCTTGCCCACGCGAGCTTCGAAGGCGGACTTCTTCATTACCTTAGATTGGTCGCAGTCCCACACGTGCGTGGTGCCCTCGACCAACGCAAAACGACGCAAAATGTGATCCAACGTTATGACCTCCCCCGCCCCCCCGTCAGGAGCAGGAGCGGCCTCGCTGGACGGGCATGTTTCGTCGGAGATCGGCCCGCTCAATTCACCGGATGGGGTGGGGGGAAGATCATTCGGATCTGGACGGGCGGCGTATTGCATACCCAACATTCGCGCAGCATCCTTCACAGCCTTCGACTGGTCGCCACCGTGTTCGAGTAAGCAGAACACTTCAAAGGCGTCGTTCCGATGCCCGTTCGCGAGAGGGTCAGCACCGTGGTGCGAATAAACCTTGTCCTCACTGATCGTCACCCCTGGCAGACCGGTGCTGCTTTGAGGGTACAGCCACTTATTGCCTCGCTTGATGTATCCATGGGCACGAAGAAGCTCCGCAACATCGTGACAACGGTTGAATTCATCAATTACCGAGGGCTGTTTGCCGCCACCGAGTGCAGGACGCTTTTGGGTTTTGACCGGTGGCTTTGGTGGCGCAACCGCCCATGGACACGCAGCTTCAGCATCTCGCTTAAAAAACTCCCAATTCTGCCAAATGGTAAGCAGCTCGTTGGTCAGAGTAGGCAGCCCGTGAGTAGCACTTGGAGCAGTTTTCCAGATGTAAGGTTTGCCGGTACCGGGATGAATTGATGGTGGAAATACGTCTTGCACCAATCCCGCACGTAGTTCAAAGACCGTGAAGCGTTTGAACGGCTCGGCTTCGGTTCGTGCAGCAGCTTCTGCGGCAAGATCACCCTGCTCTTTCGCAGCCTTGGCCTTGTCCATAAACCCTTTGAAAATCGAACCGTCCGGGTCTTTTTCATTCGGCCATGAAAGTGAATGACGCGTGAGTTCGATGCCTTCCGGCACCTTGAACACCACCCGGAATCGCAGCGGATTCCCGACGATAGTCGGGAACACTACTGCCATCGCATCAAGGTCAAGGCCCAACAGTTCATACAGAACATGTCGGGTCCATTGAACGTCATCAACATCCAGTGAACAAACGCGGCTCGGCCCCAGCACGACGCCAAGGTTGTGATTTGGGTTTCGTTGCCAGAACGCCTCGGCCGTGTCGGCGTCGGTGATATAGCCTCCGGGCTTATTCCACCCTAGGCCTTTCGGAGCCTTTTCACCTGGATCAATCGATACGAGTGCCAAGTCAAAAGTACTGATGTAACGCTTTGCCCATATAGCGATGGCTGTTCCTTTGCCCGATTCACTCATCGCCGGGCCTCCCGCAACTCCTGACAAGAGATGCAGGTCGCGCAACCTTCAACCTTCTGCTGTCGAAGCAACGGGATTGGTTCGTCGCAGTCGTCACAGAACTGCGCGCTAACGCGGCTCGATGGCACGGGGCGACTGCGATGAATAGCAACATCAAGCAGGTATTGCGCCTGCTCGTTTGCGCGGTCGATATCATCAGCCATTGATGCGTTCCTCCATCGCCTGACGAGCGCCCGCCATGATTCCAAGGACTTCGCGGATCACATCCATTCCGTGCTTTTCGAGATCCACGACTTCATGAAGCTCCCAGACGTTATCCGCCGCGCCGTCGTGCATCTTGGCCACGAATTCACCGGTTTCCCCGAGCAGCTTACCAACCGCTTTCAAGGCATCACGGGTTGCCGGTACGGCCACGGGCCGGTACCAAACCGCACCTGCTGGACGCATCAATGCATCCAGCAAGCGTGGATCAGCGGTGAGCCTGATCACTTCCTCAAGCTCATCTGGATTCAGCCAGCGGCGTTCTTCATCGAGCTTGAGTTTCTTCTGAAGGGTGTCGTTGTCCAACACCATTTCAAAGGCAAGGGCGGTGATTCCGCCCTTGTAGTCACGACCAGCGCGATAAATCGCTTGGCGTAGTGGCAGGACCGGACCTGCGTCCGGCAAAAGATCTGTGCGACTCATAACCGTAAATCCCCTGTTTACGGTGTAGCCATAGCCCAGGGCAAACCCTATCCTATGACCACGACCGATGTGCATGTGCTGTGTATCGTCGTAGTCGG